GAAATGATATCTTATCTTTCTATGTCGATCAACACGGTGACACAACTGATACAGGGTTTTTAAACACTATGTTGGCAGCGTATAAAAAATTGGTTAAAAGTATTCAAACCCGTATGAATAAGTGTCAAATTGTGATTGTGGATATTTATTATCCTGTTAGTAACCCGTTTGCGCAATATAAACCCATTATTGAAGAATGGAATACATTAATTTCAAATTATGCGCGTGAAAACTCATTAGGATTATTACAAATTAGTCAATCTGTTACAAGTAGTGAGGATTTTACCCTAGGAATCGAACCTTCGGAAAAAGGAGGCGAAAAAATAGCGCAACTAATTTTACATCAAAATTAATTTATATTTATATTTTTATATATGTAAATGACAAATAAAAATATTATAGATGACACAAATTTTTTACACCTTTTCTCATTTAAAACGCCCATTTTAAAATATAAAATTGATTTAAATATTATATATATATTTAATTATATAAAATCAAAATGGAGAACGACGACGATAAAGATAATAAAGATACTGTGCTGGAAATTATTCCTTCCAATCAATTGAGATTAATACCACTATATGCGATTATTACACATATATATGAAGATATTATTGAAAAAGCGGCAGAATGTGAGTTTACTTATGGTTTCAATATTGAAGAATTAATACACAACTATTATGAATTTAATACAAAATTAGCAACACCTGGTAACAAAACGTATATTATTAATGAAATAAAAAGGTTATTTCCAGGCATTAAAATTACTGAAATTGTAGAGAAACATAGCACCAGGTGTCGTTATAACTCATATTGGAGTGCGTCCTGGGAAGAAGAAAAAACAGAAAGAACAAACTCATATAATATTATTATGGGGCAAATAGTAGCGGAAGAAAGAATACAAAAATCTCGTCAAAAATATAAAAAATTATATAATTAAATGGGCGTTTTAAATGAGAAAAGGTGTAATAATATGAATTTAAAATATTTGTCTTTCGAACATCTTCATTTAGAAGACAAAAGGAACGATGTATTACAACATTTGGACAATCATAATTTTCGTTTTTTAGGTAACGGAATAGACCATAATGGTTTTGATTATTTATATGTAAACAAATTTAAATAATTTTATAATTCAATAATTGCGGTAAATTATTTAATTATTGTAGTTCTAACGTTCCGTTGTAAAAAAGAAGACCTGGAACAACCTACTCTTTTCCTTGGTGTCGCCGAAATAGTCCATCGACATATGGAACCGCTTGGAATTAAAGAGGATCAGACGATTGAAGACATTGCCCACTCGATCTACTTGTTCCCATTTGGTTAAGTCTTGGCTACACTTGTCTGTCTGGTCTTTAGTATTTAATATGGCTGCATCTTCTTCGGAATATTCGCCGTTCTTGAACCTGTAAAATGCGGTTCCGGCAGACAAGGGTGCGTCAGGAGTAAGATAGAGAACGCCGGCCCAATTATTCCAGCCGTCCGTGTGTATCCATGACCGCTCTCTGGACGTCGTGTATTGGAATGAGCCGTTATAAATGGCTTCTTCTGTTTTACTTGAGTCTTTTTTTTCTGAAGAAGAAGGCATTGGAAATTCTGTTATCTTGCCTCCAAATGGCGCTACATATGTTTGTATTATATCTCGCAAATGTTCGTTTGCATAGGAGATGGTCCGCTGGCCTGGAAAATTGCCTTTAACCGAGAATTCTTGCGTCAAAATGTAGTCCCTGGTGCCTTGTGCGTTGTTATAGAAATTATCTACTACGATTAGTCCACAAGATGGCGGTCTTATCATGAATGCTTCTTTCAACTTATCATTCTTCTTATCATTGGGCTTCTTATCATTCTTTTTATCTTTCAAAGATTTATCGGACATAGGTTTATCTAATAGTTTTTCTTCATCCTTTGATAAAAGATCAACTAACAAATTTCCATTTAATTGTGTTTCTACAAAATTCATTTATTAGTTACTGTATAATAAATAATATAGTCAATCGTTTTTATATTATTTGTTTTTGTTATAAAGAAATAAGGTTTTTATCTAAGGTTCTAAGGTAAAGGAAACGGTCTCTGTGTCTTGGAAGCCGCCAACGGCATTGGCATGATTATATCCTGCTTCTTGAACAAATTAGCACTCTTCAGGCATTTCAATTCAGGCCTCAATGGAGCAACAGGATTTACTAAATTGGTTGACCCTATGCCAAACAAGAAGGTCTCAATATCAACAGGATTGTGAGACAATGTTGACCACGGCATTTGGCCAGGGTTAAGACCAACTCCTGCTAAGCGTGTATCGGCAGCTAGACCATTGGCGCCATTGGCATACAGTTGCCATGATTCGGTCTGTGTATTCTGTCTTTGGTCTTGGCAATAATTGCCCGGTGTATTTCTATTTCGTGTAGAAGCCATTAATAATATTATTATATGATAATATTATTTTATTTTACTTTGTTTCTATCACTTTGTTTCTAACAATGCGAAAATATCTGTAACAATTTGCCTTTCAAATCTCCAATCAATTCGTCACCAACATGTTTATTTACAAGCATTTTACAAATACACTGATGTGTCAAATAAAACAGCTGATGGCTAAACATTGTGATGAATATCAAATAATCTGTGTTCCGCTTAAAATTAAATTGTTCTTGTTCGGTCTTCACTTTGCTTTTGTCCATTACCTTAGGACTTAATTCATTTAAAAAATGGATGAATTCATCGTGCTTTATTAGATGCTCGAACACCATCTTAATACCTGCGTCCATTTTGGGATCCTCTAGGCTTTCTGCGTCAAAAACAGATAACAGTTCATCTCTATATAATTTGTCGCAAATATATGCGATATCGTCGCGAGTGTATTTGTAGTCTTCTTCTTCTGCTTGCGCTTGTTCTTCTGGTGCTTTTGCTTGCGCTAATACTGGCGTTTGTGCTTTTTCTAACTCTGATACTTCTGGCGCTTTTGCTTGCGCTTTTGCTTTTGCTTCTGCTTCTTTTGATTTTGCTTGCGTTTGTTCTTTCTTACTCGGTCTACCTCGCTTCTTTTTTTCCGTAGGTTTGGGTTCTTCTTTTACTAATGGTTCTATAACCGGACTAGTAGCATGACTATTATTAACTTGTGTTTTCGTAATTGGCTCCCCATTCACATTTGTCACAATGTTAATATCTGAGAAATTAAAGGATGATTGTAGCGCCTTGCTAATTTCAGCAGCAATCTCTTCAGCAATGCGTCTCTCATAACGTTTTGTTAATTCATTTTCTATATCGTTATATCTTACTATAAAATCTGTTTTATACATTTTATAGTATTATTTCAAAAGCTTTAAATGGTTTTTTATTCTTGTTTAAAAAAAACAAGGTTTAAAATGTTTTTAATTACTTTGCTTTAATTACTTTGAAGAATACATATCTCTATCTCTAGTAAGCTCCCTAGACGGGACGCCGCCACGGATCCATCCTTGCGCCGCATTCGCCTCTATAAGGTGATCCGGATTTTGAATATTCTGTTGCATCTCAGGTATCAACGGTGTGGTTCTGTATCTAAGATGGCTCTTCTCCGTCAACTTGGTTATAGAGCGCTTGTTCGTCACGGCCTCTCCTTGTTGGATTTGAGCCTCCAAAATAGGATCAACTGCGCCTCTTCCTAAATAAGGCACGGTGGCAAAAGGGCGCTGAAATAAGTCTATTCTGGCTTTCGGGGCGGTCTGTATAGAACCAATGAACAGCTTGGAACTCTCGTCAATATTGGACCCGCACATATCGGACCCCATGCTGCCTGAATAGTTTATTCCTGGTTGAGTTGTCGCTAACTTCTTCGCGTTGGACATATTACAGTCCGCGGCAAAATAATTTTGAAGCAAATAGGAGCAGGCTTGGGAATTCTGGATTGAGTTTATGTCTTGCGAGCATTCGTCGTTGCCTATTCTGCCCATTGTATTAAATGTAAAATCTGAAACGTATGCCATTTTTATATATTACTACAATAAAAATAAAAAAGAATAATTTAATTAATCATTTGGATTAAATTATTTTACTAAATGACACAATATTTTTACACAGCAACTAACAAAATTATTCTTAATAAATTATAAAGTATACCTGTAATTGTCCTTCACGCGCATCATGGCTCCTTCAGCGTTGTCTTCCTTAGCAGACGGCATATTTCCGTAAAGGTATGTGCCGAACGACCCTTGGTCGTTTGAAATTCTACTATTTGCTGTACTATAGAACCGCTGCATAGACATATCCAAGTCATAATTGTCCTTAAGGTCGCCATATAGCTGCTTATTGGTGCTAATAATATCCGGATTGAGCATCTGGGTCTGTTTCTTAACCGCGGTAGTAATGTCCTCGTGGACGTCCGGGTTGAAACTGGGTGCGGCGGCCTTGCGCTCAGGATCGTCCATAATATCGGTTAAGAGCACGTTCCCGAAAGGGTTCTGCTTGGTCGTCGGGTGAAACTCAGAGCGTAACATGCTTTCCAATGTCACGGGGTCCGTCGTGAATGTGGTCGGCGTTATTTTTCTGACATTCTTATTTCTATTATTTCCTTTTTTCTTATTACTAGCGTTTTTACTAGTAGCGTCTTTTTTTTCTTGATTAGAAAAGTTCTCTGTTAACCCGTTAACAATCGTCTGCTTACGATATTTATACAGCGACAGAATAATCGCTAATGTTATCGCGCCAATTACAAGAAAATGCGGACGCATTGTGAATACAAACCCGAGTATCGATAACACAATTACAAAACGACTAATTGCGTTCAACTTGGCTTCGAAAGACATCGATGGTTGAGGCCAGACTTGTAAAATATTGTCAGTATTGAATAATATTGTCGGTTCGTTCGACCAAAATGGAGTTGTCATTATATATATACTTTTCTTATAAAATTGTATAATAAAATATATTGTATTTATTATACACTATTTTCCTAAAATGCCGAAAGACGAGAGTTTGGATTAATACATGTCAACTGTATTAACTAACATTATTTCTTAGGTTTCTTCTTTTTCTTATCTGGATTTGTTAAAGTTGCTTGACTAGTTTGGCTTGTTGTCAAAGGTCGCGCTCCTCTAGGACTTCGCTCCACCTTCTCGCCCGTGCTGAAGATTTTAATAAGCTCCTCTTCAGATAAGGCTGGAGTTGTTGTCGTTTGCTTCGCTGTAGTCGCCTCTTTTGCGTCCGACTTAGCGCGCATACGCTCCTTCATCTTCGCCATCTTCATATTCTTATTCATTTGCGCCTCCATTGCTCCCATATTCACCTTTGTATTCTTGCCTAATCCCGGAATGCCCATTTGACTAAATAACTTGGACATATCCCCCATACCGGGCATGTTTTTCATTTGGTTTAATAAGTCCATGCCTTCACTCATTAGCTCACTCTCCTTGATTTCACCCGACTTGATTTTGGTCTCAATCTTGCCGCCAATATTCTTAACCATATTCATTAACTTGCCGGGGGTCTTGAACAACTTCTGAAACACATCCTTGGCGTCTTTGGTGTCGTCTATATCGAGGTCCAATTCTGAAGCCGTTTCTTGCGCTAGTTCCATTGCTAATTTACCCAGCTTGCCGTCCATCATGCTATTAATGTGCTTGTGAATATCTTCGGCGTTTGGAATGCCTTTTTCATTATTATAATCATTAGTTTCTTTTTCATTAGTTTCTTCTCCATTAGTTTCTTCTCCATTATTTTTGCTAAAGCTATCAAACATTGTCTGCATATTTCCCAAAGTCTCGGTCAACTTCTCCTTCAATTCGTCTTCATTAATTGCCTCAAACAGTTTCGCAGTGTCGCCTAAATCCGCGCTATTGTGGACTGACCCAATTACTGAAAACAACACCAATTGTAAATATTTCCACACGGTTTCCCTAGTATTGTCACTAATGTCACACTTCCATAATTGCTTGAATACAACACCTGGAAGGAACTCGGTGTTAATTTCGGAATCATCGTTAAAAATATTCACGTTTTTATACAGAATATCAAAGAAACGCTCCGGCATCACTTTTACACAATGACGGAACACGAATGTGATCTCTGCCTTGGCTCTAGGGTTCAAATCGTCTTCCGGTGAGGCAACTGTTCTGGTCCACCATCTCTTAATTAATCCACTGTATTCGGGAAAAGTTGTAACAATGTCGGAAATAAAGTCGTTAATTATTTTATTAAAGTCGGCGGGAATTGTTAGGTCCTCTACAGATTTCTTTGGTTCGGTCATTTATATATTTTTATTATTGAATATATATTTAAATCAAACTAACAAATATATATTTATTTTTCTTGGGCTATAATTATTTAAGGTTTCCAATTTATCTTTATTCAGTCGCTATATTAGCTTTAAACAATACTCTTATCAATTGTTACCGCTTTTGTAACATTCTTCACAATCTTCTCAATGTTTTCCTGTTGTTCCTCCTTGGTTGTACCAGACATTGAATTCATTACGATTTTGTTATATTTCACATTTTGCTTCGTTGTTGGATCACGGCACCCCGGGTGCTCCTTAACCCATTCATTAATGTGCTTTATATTTTTAAAAGCAATTTGCTTTATCGCGTTCTTAAGATTTGGCATGTCATCTGTCTCCTTTGTCCATTCGTCGTTTTCCTTAATGTAAACCGTCTCGCGCTTCAAATCGCTACAATGGATTGGTCGCAAATTTATATCCAAATTATTCAGATTTTTCAATAGTATTTTGGAAACACCATCAGGATAATCCATGTGCGCAAAATTCTCCAAGTCGGACATTTGGATCTTGATGGTGTCTACAAATTCGCTCATATTCATTGCTCCTTTACAAGTATCATTCAGAAACACATTCAAACAAAATGACTTGTTATGTGAGTTCACGTTATTAATCGTGTTATTATTTGTATTATTTATAAAATCCTTCTTAACTAGTTCCATAATCAAGCTCTTGAATTCTGAATTCTCCTTCAATAAATAGTGGATTAAATTTTCACTTGATTTAAGGTCAGGAATTGCTTCACTACTGTCTTTATCTAAAGGTGTTTTATGTTCTGTGGGTTCTGAATTAGTATTTACAGTTAGTTTACATTTCTTTTTATGTAACCATATTCCATTAGGAGAATAATATTGTTTTGAACAAATATTACACTTGTATTTTGACAAATTGCTACTTTTGTCATCCCCTAAGCTATCCCCTTGATCACCAAATGCCATTTTTTTGTGTTTTGCTGTCAAATTATGTTTGTCAAAATTATATTGTTTGCTAGTGTGATAGTCACACGTTTCGCAGTAAAATTTTGTTGCTACTTTTGCTACATTTTCGTTCACCGACATCACTAAAGTAGCTGGAGAAAAAAATTTAAGCCAAAAATGTAAAAAAGTTATCGTAACAAATTGTTCAACCTCTAAAAAATAGTTGTGACGATATTGGTCACAACGTGAAAAAACAGTGTTTTTTGAAACTTTATTTGGGTTTCTAATTCTGGACATTTATAAATGTCCAATTTTTGATTCCCTTTTTACTTTTGGGAAATTAATTCTTCACTTTTTCAAAATATCCAAAAATAACTATAATATAACTAATATTTATTTTACTAGTATTTTATGTAGTTAGGACTTATTGAGTATCTGTATTATTTTAAAAATCCTTCTTAACCAGTTCCATAATTATGTTTTTTAAATCAGAGTTCTGTTTCATTAAATAATTAATCAAATTCTCATTTTTTGTTATGTCTGGATTTGGTTCAAGCTTATTATTAATATCCAAAATTGTTTTACATTTCTTCTTATGAATAAATAAAGTTTGTCTATATTTATATTCTTTACCACATTCACAAACAAACTCTTTTTTTATAGTGGTTTTTTCAGTGGCATTATTTTTAAATATTTTTACAGCATTCAGGTGCTTTCGAGTTGACAAATGTCTGTTCCAATCATTATTTTTAAAGCATGTGAAAATACAAATTTCACAAACAAATTTTTTTTTATTCAAAATAACATTATTATTTGGATTACACATTTTAATATGTTTTTTTGTATTATTATGTATTTCTAATAATTGACTATTTTGAAAATATAGACTACATGGTTGGCAGTAAATTATATTTTGATTATTCGTTTCTATTGGAGTGATATCTGTTTTAATTTTTGGTTTTGGTAAAGGTTCAATGGTATTTAAATTTGCATTTAATAAAAGAAAATACTCTTGTTCCTTTTGTCTTGCTTCATAATGGTTAACACAATTAAAGAAGTTTATTATTTCCATTTTCCAATTTGACCATCCACCATTACACCGTATTGTTTTATACAACTTACAATTATAACTATCTGATTTTTCATTTATACAAGTATACTTATGACACTGTTTTCTCTGAACAAAGTTTGTTGTGTGACCTACATACACATCAGTTATAATTGGGTCAAGGCATGTAATTTTATAAATAATAGTATTTGAATAATCATTTACCTTTTTGGGCATTTTATAACGTATGAAAACATTATAAAAATCTTAAATTATCGCAAAACATCCAAAAATAACTATAATATAACTAATATTTATTTTACTAGTATTTTATATGAATAGTAATACTAACAAGACAACAGACCTACACAATGTTACATTTTTAGGTCAACCAGTAGACATTATTATATTTTTTGCGTCCATTATACTGCCATTTATTAACGAAACTGCAATTATACTAACAAAATCAGGCTACTCTGCGTTTCATAATTTATACAAAGTATGTATCCACGATGATGCTTTTACAATGCTATCGGAAACATGTAAAGCAAATAAACATATCCATTGCTCTAATAGCGATACATTTCGCAGACTATTTATTGACGCTTTAGCATATTTAGGTATAATATTAAACATTGGTAGAAACACAATAAAACACGGATATGTAACAGGTGTAGTAAACGGCTTTGTTCTAGTGGTATGCTCAATTGTATTTCCAAATTTATATTTGGGAAAAATAATAAAGACCTTGAAACATATTTTTCATGTAAATAAACCAATTATGAATATCATTATTGGGTTAATTTGTATTATTATATTAATATTTGCTACTAAATTTTTCCAAGATTTGTCAACAACAATGTTTCAAAATTACAGAATAGATAAAATCAATGAGCCTGTTGTAAAAAATCAAATAGAACAAGAAATCATAAATTACTTGGAATAAATAAAACAAAAAAGGGTTAAAGCAGCTCAGCAATCTTGGATAAATTCTGAATGTATTTCATTGCCTTTGCCTGATTTTCTTCACCCATATTGCGAATAGGATCGCGTAACATATTGATATAGTCCATAATATTGTCAGATTGAGTATAATCTACAAAATCACTCGAATAATCTTTCTCTAGAAAGAAGCTAATGTCGCCCATCTCGATTTGATTTTTGTAAGGTGTCGCAACATAATTAATCCATATCTTAATAATCATTTTCGGATTGGCACGGCGGATGGTCGACAGCGCATTTTTAGCCGATAGAATTCGAACGTTCTCGGGAAATATAGTGCAAATATCATTTATAAATTCGGCAAAATGATTGTTAAAAATGGTCGGAATATTTTGATTTTTGGCAGCAGCAGACATGGTTACTTATTTGTAAAATATAGGCATGCGTTTATATCGGTTTTCTTTTAAATGTTAAAACAATATTTTAAAACATCTCAAAATCATTACAACCATTTGGAAACCTTGGACAACCTAATGCTTTGCGTCCTTTGTTTTTCCCATCCTTTTTTATAGTTCTTCCGGTCCTAGAGAAACCACATTTACAATTCGGAGGATTTTTAATTATATCATGTATTTCAATATAACATTCTTTACAATATGTTCGCCATAATTCTGTTTCTTTTACAGCCATTTCTTCATTACAAGAAACGCATATTTTGTTAACAAATTTATTCTCATAATTATATTTGCAAAAATTACACCTACCTTGATTGTCATTTTGTATAAAATTTTTTTTACATTCAATACATTTAACTATATTTTTTTCACAATCATCACAGAAAGTAGAACCTGAATTAATGTTCACTACCATTAGTGTTGAACATGACAGCATATCGCATTTAATTATTTTATTTTTGGTTTTACAAAGTGTACACAAATACGGGTCTTTTTGTTTTGCATCTATGAACTTATTACTGCAATTTTCACACTCATTAAGTTGATATTTTTTAATCTGAGAACATAATATTTCTTTATAATTATTATGCTTACAATTATTGCAAATACATATATCACCTTTTCGTATATCGACTAAATTAATGCCGCATGTGTAACATATTTTAAAGGTTCCGCTTTTTATTTTTTTTTGTTTTATTTCATTTTCCTTTTCCAATTGAAGTCTCTCTTTTTCCTCCTTCTTTCTTTTTTTCTCTTCCTTATAATAACCAATTGGTTTACCTTCTTTAATCTCTTTTCGTTTTTCTTTTAATAACTTTTCGGTTTCTTTAAACTTTTTTATTTCTTCAGTTGACAATAAGTTATGCTTTGTTATACACTCTGATCCAACCTGAAGACGTATTCCAGAATAGCTATTTTCAACAATGTGTATTTTTTGTAATCTTTCATAACTACATATACAATCATATCTTTCACTTTCATCCTCTTCATGATTTAAAGTTAATTCTTCCTTATAAATAAAATCAGTATTTTCATTACTAAATAACTTAATATCTGAAATATCATTTAATTTCTCAATTATATTTTTTGGGTAAGACAATAAAATAACAAAACATAATTTATCTGCCATCGATGGTGTCGTTGTCTTATGTTCCTTATAAAAATTATTTAACGGGGAATGCCAAAGGTTATATTGTTTACACCTTGATAAACAATCACCATTAGTAATGTTATGGGCGTCTTCTATATATTTAATAATAGTTGGTTTTATTTCATCAAGTGTAAAACTTACCCTCAAATTTATATTGGTTTCCGCCATTGTAAGATTATTTTTATTTTGGTTAAAATTAAAAATAAACAATAAATATCAATTTTTTAGTTATCAACTTTACGTTTTCACTGTTTGACAAAAAAATAAAAAAATGAAGTAATATAAACAAAATAACAAATTAGTATTACAATATATTAAACTTCAAATCATATTACAAACAAATTTAAATACTTGTATTATTATTACATTATAAAATGGACCCCAAAATGTGCCGACCAGGACAGCGTTATTTATTCTATGACCAACAAAATAACAAGCAATTCAGAGCCTGCTTCTTAGACGTTATTAACATGACATTGCGTGTCACAAAATACGAGAAAAATAACAGTAATAAATATTTGTCAGGAATGGTAACAATGCCACTAGAATGGATCGAAAAGGCAGACACACTTGACATGATAGTAGAAGGTAAAATATTAATGCCCCAAGAAATAATGATTGAGATTGACGGGTTTCTTTAATATAAAAACTTATAAAATTTAAAAAACAATTTAAAACGATGTTGCCTGTTATAAATAGAACAAATAAGAAATGACACCAAAATATATTTTTTGCCAGTGTATGAAACCATGGAAATTGTGTATAAATAAAAAAGTCAGTTATAAAATAGATGCTAGAGGACTGATTGATATTTATAGGTTAAAAGACCCTTTTTATAGTGAAACAATGAGCGATGACAAACGTGAACAGTTGCGCGACAGTTTCTACAATAGTAGTAAAAATATAAACTACGATTTTATAAATATGCGACCTACAAATACCAAATTTGAGTGCCGATTTTTTAAACCACAGTAAAGTTAATCCATTTACCATCCTTGAAATAAATAATATCACAGTTTTCGTCATTTCGTTGTAAAAACTTTGTAAAATGTCTATATGTTTCCTTATTTACAATAATATTATCATTTGGTTCAGGGTTACATCCACCGCAAAACTGCTTGCCATCAATAGTCGTAATGTATCTGGTTGAAATAACCCGACATCCACATTCGTCGCATGTTAAATCCGCATCATCTGCGTCTTCATATTCATAGTTATCATCAAACTCATGTAATTCCATTAATCGCTTAATTTCATTTATTAGGCAACTATATAATTCATCCTCAGGTACCGATCCATATTCTATAGAAGAGCCAGCCTTTGTCGCGTCAAATATAACGTATGGTATTAATATTTTGTTAGACATTTACTACTTTAATATGTATATGTATATTTATCATTAAAAATTAATTTAATAATAAATCAATTTTTACACCTTTTTTCTATCCTTTTACCTTTTCTTTGTTTTCTTTTTATTTAAAGGCCGTCAGTTCCTGCTCTCGTTTTCGCTGTAGTGCTTCAATGCTCATCTCGCCCTCCTTCATCTTATCCGTCTTATACTCCGTATCATCTTGCGGTAAGTGCATAGTCAAACTCATGGAATCGTTTAAAGACACATAATTATGCATTTGCCTTAATCCTCCGTTTCCCTTGACACTAAGTTCATCATCATTCTGATCCAAGAAGCTATAATTGTCCGACGCAATTCCACTGCTAAACAATCCACCACCGCTAAATCCAAAGGCACTAGGCTCCATATTATTTTTAGTCGCCTGCTGAACTTGAACTTGTTGCGCCGGCTTAAAATGCTTGTAAATCTCGTCGCCGTAAATAACCTTGTAGTTCTGATTTAATAATAGCAATGCCGGCACCTTCGTGACATTCTCAGGCATAATGATTTTCTGCCCATTTTGAAGGACAATAAATATCTTGCCGCTCGGGTCTTTCACCCGATTATCAATACAAATAAAATGTATGTCTTTAGCCGTTTGAGTTTTAGACACCGTTTGGAGCAACTTTTTAGAAGGTTCGCAAAAATTACTATAATAAAGTATACTACTCATTTAAATTATAATATTTAATTAAAAAAGTATTTTTAACTCATTTTTATAAATAAAATTGAATTAATCTTATTTAAAAATAACCATAATATAATATAAATACAATGAGTGCCAGAATTGAAAATTTAAAGGAAGTCGACGACATATTAACATTCACACTTGCTGGTGTTGATGTGAGTTATGCGAATGCGATACGTCGCACAATATTATCGGATATTCCGATTGTTTGTTTCAAAACGACACCCCATGAGGAGAATAAGGCGAATATTCTAGTGAACACAAGTCGGCTAAACAATGAGATTTTAAAACAGCGTTTAAGTTGTATCCCGATTTGTATCAAAGACTTGGAAATTCCTATTAAGAATTACGTGCTAGAGGTTGATGTTGAAAATAAAACAGATACCGCAATCTATGTTACTACTAAAGATTTCAAAATAAAGAATATAACAACTGACAGTTATTTGGATGAAGGCGACTTGCGTAAAATATTTCCGTCCTATGTGCCGCCTACAGGTAAGGGCGAATATTTTGTCGATTTTGTCAAATTAAGACCCAAGTTGTCGGAGGAGTTACAGGGTGAGCGAATTAAGCTGACATGTGCCTTAACATTGGGAACTGCTAGACAAGACAGCTCATTCAATGTAACTGGTACGTGCGCATATGGATGTACTCCAGATGAGACCAAAATCGCAGAAGAATTGGCTAAACGTAAGCAGAAGTGGGCGGATGAGGGCAAATCAGAGGCAAATATTGCGTTTGAGGCGGCAAATTGGAAGCTGCTAGAAGGCTTACGTTATGTCAAGCGTAACAATTTCGACTACATTTTACAGACAGTTGGCATTTATGAGAATACCGAGATAATCATAAAGTCGTGTCAAATACTGATGGATAAGTTTGTCGAGTTGAAACAGGTGCTTGATAAAGACCAAATTGAGATCCAGCCATCTGATTCGACAATGGATACGAGTTATGATGTTATTCTGGAGAACGAGGATTATACGGTTGGTAATATATTGAATTTCGAATTATACGATACCTATTATAGAGATTTTAAGAAACTCACATATGTTGGTTTCAAAAAGATGCATCCACACGACAGTCATAGTATTTTGCGAATGGCGTTTACAGAGCCAACGGCAGGAAAGGATACCGTAAGACAAATGTTAGCCGCCGTGTTTGAGACAGCATTCAAGGAAATAAGCCATATCAAGGGACTATTTGACGGCGGCAGAAAATAGATGCGCGCCTTTGGTCTTTACACCTTTGAACAATTAAAACGGCACTAGTGCCGTTCAAGTTTTTGCTGCGCTAAAAAGGAAACGTTGCCGATATATGAGTTAACAGGCACGCAAA